TTCGGCGCTCATCGGATGTGGTGTCTTCAATGTCTTGTCGACTGGCTTGCCGCAGATGGCGCACACATCGTATGCGGCTAGCACTCTTGCCCTGAGTTGTCTGCGCCGCCAGCCGTTGCTGACGCGCTCGTTGCGCCGCTTGCTCATGTGGCCTCCCACGTGTATGGGGCCTGGGGCGTTATGGATTTGTCAATGACTATCTTCGCCGTTGGCTTGCTGGAATGCCGGTATAGGGCTCCCGTATATGGACACTCCCGCGTCTTGTAGGCTCCCCATCATCTGCAAATACCGGTTACTACCCCTCCCGGATTGCTTAACGCCACTACTGGGGATTGTTTCATACCCCGGAATCCTTAAACATTCGGATTCGCACGCCTGTTCTTGCGCGCCTCCTGCCGCCGTCTTATAGCGGCAGGCATCTGATAGACATAATTCAAAAACGTTGCAAGAAATCCGAGCATATCATCAGCATCCTCCTCACTGACAGGTTCAGTGAAATCGCCGTGAGCCATGTCATTGCCGAGATAACGTATCTCATGCGCCTCATCTTTAATCTGCTCGCTGATCACGCCATTGGCTGCCAGCTCATCAATTTTCGAAGCGAGATTGCCTTTCGTCACTTTCTTGTCTTTGGCCGTCGCTTCAAGTACGCTGCGGGCCATAAGGATCGCAGCTCGATAGGAACGAATACTAAAGCAGGCATATGCCTCGCTAGCAGCATCTGCGATATGTTGCGGCACGTCTTCGAACTCCTTTCCTAAAGGCTCATCTGGGAGCCAAACGAACGGTTGGCTCCCGTCGTTCTTAGAAAATACCGAATTCGCATCGAAACGATCAAAGCCATCGTCTACATACGCAGCCATTAATGCGATATTCGGATATCCGCAATAATCACATTTGAAGAAAGCGGCCCAAATCGAATCCTTATCGGTTTGATATGAGTCGCCCATTCTGGTCATGTGCGCAACTTGATGACAGTGCCAGCAGATTCTTGAAGCCATGCCATTGATTCTACGCTTAAGTGCCTTCGGCGAGATTCGAACCCGCGCATACACGTGGCCGCAAGGAAGAGAGTTTAAGAACTCGTGGCCAGTGCGATCTACCGCTGATTTCTACGAAGGCATGGACAGGCGGTTTGAGCATCACCGCATCACGTAAACGCGGGATTGGCTTGCCTGCCACTGTTGATGTATGCCCACTCTGACGTGGGTGGGCGGAGCGTGTCCGATATGCCGTTCGGACAGGACGGGCAACAACCCAGGGAGTTAGGAGAATCCAAGGTGGATATGAAAAGGGTTCAAACCAAATCACCTCGGTTTGAACCCTCTAATCCACTGACAATTATGCCTTGCACTTCGAGAAACGTCAAATCGAGTCGCGTCGGGAAAGCTGCCTGTGCACGTCGGCGAGACGGTAGAGCGGCTGTCCCTTCCCGTTCTTGCCGGCTGGTTGGATCCTGCCACGACTGCGCCACGAGTAGATCGTGTTCACGACGCATTGGAACCCGCATTCGCGCAGGAGTTCGGCACATTCCCCTGCCGTGAACGCTTTGCCGGATGCGATGCACTCCTTCAGGAAGCCAAGCCGCACGTCCACCACGCGGTAAGTGCCGCCGCATACGGGGCAGGTGACCTCGACCGCGTCGATGGGCGCCGACAGTTCGACACCGCACAATGGGTTCGGGCATCTGCCGATGCCGTGCTTGGAAGGCGGCACGTCGATGATGGACAAGGTCTTGCGCGCCAATGATTCCCAGTCGTGCCAAATGATGTCGATGTCCGGAATCCGGTTCAACCGTGGACATGCGGCGCAGACGCTCAAACATTCCAGCAGGGACGGGTGGATCCGGCCGTTCGCCCATGGCATCGCCGATGGCGCGTACAGTCTGCGCCACAATGCGACCGCCATGTCCCCGACCTCCTGCATGTGGTCGAGCACCGGCAATCGGATTGGCGTCGGCGCTGCTGGAAGGTTGACGCGTCCAGGCTGGCGGCCTCCGTAGTGCGCGGTCGAGTCCAAGAACTCATGCAGCGAATCCAACCATGATGGATATTCCCGCAGCCAGCCGCGCATCAGCCCATCGCATCTCGCGCACATGGTGTCGCCGACAGCGCATTCTCCGCCGCAGACGAGGCACACGCCGGCGAGCGCTGGCTTGTTTTGTTTGGTTTGTGCTGGTTGTGTCTGGTTTGGTGTTGGTTGGGATTCGTTGTTTTGTTCGTTCATTTGTTCGATTCCCTCCGGCGGGTGTAGTCTGGTTTGTGGTGATGCCAGGAGCCCGGCCGGAAGGTCGGGTTTCTTGTTATTCGTGGTGTTGTTGGATGATCGCTTTGATTTCCTCTTTGGGGATTTGAGGAACCAGTGGCGAGATCTCATCGAGGCTGTATCCGGCCTGATGCCATTTGACGATCATGTCCATGAGGGTTTTCTTCACTTTCATTTCGTTTCCCTTCGTATTTGCTGGATGATCGTCTCGTATGGTTTGCGGTGGAAGATGCGTATCCACCATTCGGGGCGGCGGCCCCATATGGTTTTGACTTCGGTGAGGGGAAACCATGATACGTACCATTTTTGGCAATTTCCGCAGTACAGCACCTCGCCTTCCTCCTTCGGTCTGGGATGCTCATGGTCGAACGCTGGCGGCCTTGGCACCAAATAACTTCGATTGCTCATTTCGTGTCCTTGAGTGTGATGCGTTTCATTCCTTCGCCGCCTTCATTTCTTGGACTTCACCGTCGAAAAAATCGATGATGAGATTGCAGATGGCGACCGCCGACGTTTTGAGCTGGGTTTTTTCCTCTTCGTTTTCGGCTTTGATGGCGAAAACGCCATCCTTGCTGTTGAAATTGATTCTCATTTCGTGTCCTTCGTGGTTGGGCGGACGGTGAATGCGACGAGTCCGGTCTCGGCATGGAACACCTTGGCCGGCTCGCCAGTCCTCAAGGACATGGCCTGCGCGTAGTCGCCGGCATCGTCGATGTTCTCGAACGTTCTGACGCCTTCCGTGGTGACGACGTTGTAGCTCATCTTGCCGGCTCCTTGTCCGCGCCGCTCACATGGCTCCAGTCGCAGGACAGGCCGGCCTGCTTGCTGTTCGTCGAGTAGACGATGCAGTCCACTTTCCTCGTGTCGGTCAGGGTGATGACGCATTCCGTGAATACGTCGGCCCCGGCGGAGCACTGCGAGTCGACGGACCTGACCGCATACGCTGGCGTGGAAGGCCCCGACGCGCTTCCGCATCCGGCGAGCGCCATGCATATGACGGTGATGGCGAGTGTGATGCGTGTTGTTTTTCTCATTTCGTTTCCTCCTAGTGTTTGCGCCATTCGCCGTTGGCGTATCGGTTCCATCCTCGGATCGCGGTTTTGATGCTGTCGTCCGGGGTGGTGATCCAGATGGCGTTCGGACATCCATGGCATCTGGCGATCCAGATGCAGCGCATCGTGGCTCCGATGATCCGGGCGTAGGGTTCGATGCCGGGTTTCCTCGTGCCGCAGTAGGGGCATGGACTGGTCCTATGCCATTTCCTGGCATGCGATGTGGTGTTTGTCATGGTTTGCCTTCCGTGATGACGACGGCGCGGATGCCGTCCGAGGTTTTGTTCGTATGGTGGCGCAGGTCGCAGTCGATGACATGCAGGCCGATGCCTCGGTATTTCAGGACCGCGTGGACCGGACTCAACCGGATCAGATCCAATGGGCCGTCCAACGTGACATCCATGCCGGTGAGCGCGATGCATCGACGGCCGATCAGGTCGGCGGGATTCCGGTACTGCCACGCCATATGCGTCTGGACCGTCATGGCCGGCCTCCGATCCAAGCGACCAGGACGGCCGCGCACAGGAGCATCATGGCGGCCACGGTCATCACCATGCTCCCTTCAGAAGCTTGCGGTACCACTTGTAGTCGTTGATGTCGCGTCGGATGCAGTCGCGCACCCTATGCGTGCCGGAATGCGTCCCGTACGGGTCTTCGGGGCAGTCCAGGAACGTGAGGTAGCGGCGGAGCGTGGTCAGGTCGAACTTGCGGTAGGACAGCCACCTATCCGGGTTCATGTCGAGACGTTTCAGGAAGTCGATGTCGAAATCCACGTTCGTGCCCGCCGGAACCAGGGCGAACCGTTGCGAGAGCGAGTCGAGATACTCCTCCACTGCGTTCGCCACAGCACCCACGCAGTCGTCGTGCGCGGAGCCGTTCAACAGTTCGAACAGCAATCCATTGTCCGCGTGCATCGAGAACGCTATCGGACTCATGTCCAACAGGTCGAGATAGTCCGGTCTGATGATGCGGTGCAGGGATCCGAACGAATGTTCGCCCAGCACGTCGGTGCATTCCATGCCGACCTCCAACGGCAGACTGTCATTCCTGTCCGTGCCGGTCGTTTCGAAGTCGAGCCAGAGCAGCGCCTCCGGCTTCCCATTCCGGTCTTTGTCCTGTTTCCTCATGATTCTTCCTTCCAATTGCTTTGCCATTCGATGATTTCGATTTGCGTGAGCCGTTGCGCCGTGCCGTCATCCAGCAGCCACCACCAGTCGCCGTTCCAGTCGCGTATCGGCACGCTGAGCGGACCACGCCAACTCGGGATGATGTAGCCTAACCGTTCCGCCTCGGCCGGATGCGCGTGCGTCCAACCATGGCAGCCGGTCGTGCCGGACCCGCACAGTTCGACGATGTTGCACGGCAGGTCGCGCATGGCCTGGTTGGCTCGACGGCGCAACTGCCGGTGGTGGCCGCTCCTGCCCGGCCAGACGGTCGGGTCGTGCAGGTTGCGTCCGCAACGCATGCAATGCCAGCCCTGACGTTGCAAGGCGATGCGTTTCGATTCCTGGAATTGCCGGTCGCTCATCGTCGCTCCCTTCCGAGCTGGTCGAGCAGGCTGATGCAGGTCGAGCAGTCGCGTTTGATATCGCGGATGCGGTCAAGGTCCATATCGGCGAGCGCCGGACCTTTGAGCGCGTCGAGTTCCAATCGGTCCGCGGCTTGGATGGCCGAGGTGAGGATGCCGGCCATGTGTGCGATGGTCATGTCGTTCATGGCACCGCCTCCTGTTCGAACAATTGTTCGGCCAATACGTCGCCGGGCACGTTCGCGAGCTGACGGCGCAGCATGTCCGGGTCCACGCCCTGGTTGAGCAGGTCCGCGACCTTGCATGCGAGCTCCATGTACGTGTCCGTGCCCTCGCAGGCTATCGGGCCGAGCACGCGTTTCACCTCTTCGCTGCCCCACGTATACCGTCGGCGAGCGTTGGAATCCTTTGGCGTGGCGAATCCGCGTTCCTTGCCCTTGACGAGCCAGTTGCGGTATTTCGCGTTCCAGTCGGCCGAGCGGGCTCCCGAGTCGAGTGCGCGGTCGCGGAATTTGTCGGCTTCGATGTCGCAGTCGATGCCGAGCCGGTCGGCGAGCGCCCGGTGTTCTTCAGAGGGTTTCCAGTCGGCTGGTATTGGGATTGGTTTTCTCGCGCGCGCGTTACTCTCTCTAGGTTCTATATATGGTTCTTCCTTAGATATGGTTCTTGTGCAATCATGTTGCACCCCTGTTTGCACACCTGTCCGTGTTTTTTGCACCCCTGTTTGCACTGCTGGCGTGCAGTCTGTTTGCACTGCTGGTGTGCAGTCTGTTTGCACTGCTGGTGTGCAGTCGTGTTGCACTGGTGTTTCGGCGTTTTTGAGAGGTGCAGTTTTTGCACCTCTGCCCATGTTGAGGTTCCAGACGGTCGGCTTGTATCCGCCGAGGCCGGACACGATGCGCTGGTCTCCCCTGCTGATCAGCCCGGAGGATTCGAGACTCTTCAACGCGTAGGAGACCGTACGCACGCTGTATCCGGTCAACCGGCTGATCGTGCTCCTGCTCGGA